GCCGCCTGTCGTTTCTGTTAACCGGGGAGTGTGCTTGAAGACGTTTGCCGCTTTATACAACGTATGGGTACCTCCCTCCAACGGGTTAGGTGGATTGCAATGTTCATCCCAACCTGGCCGTCGGACGCTGCGTTTGATTGTCTCAACTCGCAGCTTGGTGCTTTTGGAAGTGGCTGCCTCATCGACGAGGTCAGTCAGTATGTCTCATGCCTCGGCTTAGATCCCGATGAAGGTAGGGCGGTCGTGGCAAGTATCTGGAATCGAAGGTGTAACCTTGACCTGGTTCCGCCGCATATCCGCGTTCACGAACGGCTGCAGCTGGCAAAGCATGGATCCTGGACACTAGGCGACCCCTGGTGGCGCAAGCCATCCAAGGGGCGTTCCCTACTAGGAAAACTCCATCGCCCCTGGGAGCCGTATCACACGTCGATCGATCTCAAATCGGCGGAGTTCGCGGATGCGCAATTAAGGAACTGGATAGTTGCAGCATCGTTACGTGCCGTTGACTCTGTAGAGGCAGCGGTTAGTTTTGAGTCGAAGAAAGCAGCTAGAGGTTGGCCTTGGTTTTTAACGACGTCTAGGATCCCTGTTGCGTATCTCCGGGAGGTCGACAACCTCCTTGCCGATGGTCTCCGAATGGAACACGCATCATCGTACATCAGTACGGCGAACAAGCGTGGGCAGCCTCAGGGTCCTGGTCAGATGGCGTCGTGGCGTGGCATAAGTAGTGTTTCCCTGGTGCCTAACATCCTTAAGAAGATGTTGTATATTCCTATGCGAAACGCGCTGATTGGTACTAACCGGTTTTGTGCGTGGAGGTCGCGGGAAGCGGTTGACCTAGCCGTTACCAGGATACTGAAGTCGCGAGATAGGGGGCCCATTCTCTCTATCGATTTCAGTGGTTTCGATATGTCTATACCAGATGACATAATCCGACGTATGTGGAATGCCATAGCCTACTGGTTCCGAGGTCGAGATCGACTACACGTGCGCTGGTGTGAAGAGGCCTTCCGGCACACTGGACTCTACGTTCCCAATGCCTATTGGCCAGGCAGAGAGAGATTGGGAGGGGTTCCGTCAGGTTCTGTACTTACAAACCTGATCGACAGCATGGTAAACTACTGGTCCGTTGTGTATGCGGCTCATCGCCTAGGGGCTCGTGTGGTAGAACACCTGCTCCAGGGCGATGATGGAGTTTACGCGTTTGATCGAGAGATTGACTTTCAAGCGTTGTCTGACGTGCTGTTGGTAGAGCTTGGGCTTTCTATGTCCCCTGCAAAATGCCATATTTCGGATCGAGAGGTGCTATATTTGCAATCTATACACTCGCTTGATTTCGAATTAGATGGGGTTTGCGTCGGCGTCAGGCCGATTAATCGCTTCCTGAACGGATTAATGCGTGGATTCGGTCAGGAGGGTGACGAGGAGTGGG